GTTCACCCGCGCAGATACCACAGGGCGGTTGGCGCTGGTGGACTGAAAGCGGTGGTTGCTCCGACCAGACAAGTCCAACTGCAACCCCACAGGCTGCTCCACCGCTGTCACGGGCGTAGTGCCTGCTGAGTCTTGGAACAGGGTGGCAAAGTTGCTGGGGTTATACCACCAGCCCTGCTCGCCGTTGGCGAAAAAGGAGGCAGGGGAGAATGGCGAGAAGGTGTTTATGCCTAGAGGAGCCACGGTCCCCAGACCAATAGGCAACCCATTGCGAATGGGGATTCCAAAGTAGCTCATTGGATGTTGATTGGCTTGGCGTACACGTTGCCGCCGGTGGCAATCTGAATCGCGCTCACGCGCCAGGGTGAACCCGTACCCTGTGGCACCTTGAAAGGAATTGGTGTGTTGGCGGGGATCGGTGTGTCGCCGGTCGTGGCCGTGACACCCTCGCCCACGGTGACATAGCAGGCTGAGTCAGCCCAGATCACAACACCCTGAGCACCCGCAGGCCATGTGCTGGTGGAGCCAGCAGTGCCGGTAAATGCGGCAGTCAAGGCGGGGAAGTTGGCTTTGGCGAGAGGATTTAAGAGTTCCATGGTGGCTCCTTATGCGAGAAATTTTAAACGATACAAAGTGCTGAGATACAACCCAACGATTTCGTCAATGATGTTCTGAATCGGGGTGTCGGTTTTCTGACAGACCTCATACCGGGCTTCTTCTACCTCGGCCATGGCAGCTTGCAAGAACTCAATGATGTTGGTGGTTTTCTTGGCAGCGGGTATAGAGATTGGGCCGATTAAACCATGCCTCCCCTGAAAAGCCTCAGCAAACTTGTCGGCCAAGTCGATGATCTCGTCGTAAAACGTCTGCAACGCCATGTGCTTGGAAAAGCTGCGGGTGTTCAGATGAGTGCTGTGCGCCACGTCCCGGCTCAGGAACAGGTGGCCTACGAATTGTGATGCGTTCATTGTGGCATCTCCATTGGTGGCATGGGTTGCGGCATCTCAGGCATACCCTCCATGCCAATGTCCATCTCTTGACCGGGCATCTCAGGGATGCCGTTCAACTGACCGTTGGACTCCATTGCCGCAGCCACCACGCCCATTGCGATGTCCTGAATCTGCTGCTCGTTCATCCCGGCCTGTGTGGCCGTGATGCGCTGAGTCTCGGCTTGGTATGCCTTGATCTCGGCCTCGTAGTCCTTGCGGCGCTGCTCTTGCACCTCGATGGACTTGCCCACGTTTTGCAGCATCTGGTGCATTTGCTCCATCTCAGCACCCATGGCCTGCATCTGCTGCTCGGCGGCCTGCAACGCTGGTGACTTGTCGTCGTCTTGCAAGATTTTGGGGTCAATGGTTTTGGCAAACCGCTTGGACATCTCTTGAGCACCGGGCCAGTCCATGTTCTTGACGAACAGGTCACCAGCCACCGTCCACAGTTGAGGGTTACCTTGCAACAATTGTGCCATGGCCTCCAATGCCTCTTGGCGCTTGGTGGCATAGCCTGGGCCAGTGACAGCCACCACATCGTACTTGCCGACACTGGGGTTGTAAATCTTCTCAACCACCACACCGTTCTCGTCCATGATCTTGTTGACCGGCTCGGGCTGCTCGGGGTTGATCTTGACCATCTTGGTCTCGCCGTCCTCGCCAATGATTCGGGCAATCCGCTGCGTGTCGTAAATCTTGGGGATCAGGTCAATCAGTTGACGGGCAATGTGACGCACACCTCGCGCCAAGTTGTCGCCGTAGTGGTACGTGCCCACGTCACCCTCACGCTGGCGCGCCAGAATGGCTTTGCCCGAGCGTTCGTTGGACCCCATGCCCAGCGAGGCGTTGTACTGACCTGTTGTGGCCTTGATGTCCTCGGCAGCCCCCGCCTTGGCTTGCAGAAGGCCGCTAGAGGCCATTGGCGGTTGTGCCCGCTGGGGTAGTGGCAGAACGGCACCTTGGCCGTCTGTAACGTCAGGATTGACCTCAAGGTAGGGCCAGTTGTTGGTGTTAGCCGTCTTCCATTTTTCTTCGTAACCCTCAAACTGGCCGCCGTAGCCAATGAACGGTGCCTTGGGGGCCAGCGCCAGCATCTCGGCTTCTTGGCTGACCCAGTAGTTGTACATACGCTGTGCATCTTTGGCGTTGCGCACCAAGCCCGACACGTACAAGCGGCCATCCACCTCAAACTCGTTGCCAACAATGCGGATCACGGGGATGAACTTGCCCGCCCACTCGCGTTCTTCAAGAATCTCGTAGCCGTTGATCTTGCAGTACTTGACCCGTGGACGGTCTGACTCACGGGACCGCTTGGGCTTGCCGTAGACCCTCCGCAGTTCCTTGTCCTCGGGCGTGCCGTCAAACGCCGTGGTGTTGCCGGGGTACAGGTTCAGCGTTGCGCGGTCGTAGTCAACGTAGTAGTAATCCGCGATGCGAATCGTGTCTTCATTGAGCCAGTTGCTGATCGACTGGTCACCCACACCCAGCGACTGAAGGGTTGTGATGGGCGCTGCATCGGGATACATGCGCTCATAGTCTTCTTTGGTCACGTCTTCCGTGATGAAACACCACTTGGCATCCGCACCCGTTGGGTCTTGGATCGTGGGGTCCATGTAGACGCTGAAACTGTTGCGCACCCGCCCAATCTTGATGTCTTGGTCGAATGTATCGTCGTCGCAATACTCAGTCAGCAGGCGAATGTAGCCCTCACCATACGCCACTTGGTTTTCGCAGGCGGTGTCATAGGCGACATCGGCATCCGAGATGTACTCAATGTGCCGAATCATGCCGTTGAACACCTCGGCCACTTGCACATCGGCCCTGTCGTCCACTGGGATCACCTTGGCACCAGGGCGGTTCTGCCGCTGGTCGTTGGTGACTTGGCGCACATGCTGCGGCAGCTTGTTGATCGTCAGGCAAGGGCGGGCGTTGATCGTTTGGCCCTGCACCGCACCACGGGTCGCCAGCACATCGGCGGGCCAGTGCCACCGATTGTCGGGACTTCCAGCGTAGAACTTTAAATCATCAATTTCGTCTTCTCGGCTGTCTGCATAACAAGACATGGCGAGGTCCAAGCGAGAACGGGCAACAATCAGAACATCTGCGTCGCTTTTTTTGGGTTTTCCACCCGACGCAACGTTTGCCGCTGCGGTCATTCCTGTTGGGTCAGCCATTGAAAGTGTTTCCTTTGCTCATATTCTCACGCCCCTGCAAAATTTGCAAATTCCACGGAACATGAAGCCCTGAAACTGTTTTTCCGCGCAACGGCACTGCATGGTCAACGTGAAAATCAAGGCCCGCTTTGCGCAACGCTGAACAATACGAGTAAACGCAATCCATTTCAAACAAATGGCCAGCATTTAACCATTTTGGCATTCTGTCGGCTTTTGCGCTACGGTAATTCATTGTCCACAGATTGCGTGTGCCGGGGTTTTTTGCATTTCTGGCACGTTGGTATTGCGCTAACCGGTCAGGATTGCGCTTGCCCCAGTCAGTTGACGAAAGGCTGTATTTTGCACGATCCTTGGCTTTTGATTTGTTTGCGGTGGCGTTACCGCATTCACAACACGTTTTGCTGGCAACGTAACGCTCTGACACATGACCGTGCTTACAGGCTACACCTGTAAAGTACCGCGCCAAACCTTTGGCTTGGGCAGTCGCACGGGCAATAATCTCAGCCATTATTTGCCTTTTTTAGCCGGTTTAGCCGTCTTGGCCGACTCTCTGAAGTCTTTGGCCGTGGGCGCGTTTTTGCTGCCCACTTTGTTCATCTTCTCGCCAGAACCGGCCTTGATACGGGCCTGTTTAGCATTAATGTTCGCATATAGCCCAGGTTTTGTAGCCATGATCAGCACTTCCATCGTTTAAGCGCCGCCTTGGCGCGTTCGCCGTCTTTGGCATTAGCCGCAACGGCACCCATTCTCGCGCAAAATGAATCCTTGCGGCCCTGATCCGCCTTGGTCTTGGGGCTGGGCGCAGGCGCTTTCAAGTTTGAGCCAGTTTCCCGGTTGTACTTCTCGCGCCCCTTGGCTGTCAAGCCCGCACCCTTGGACACCGGCAGCTTCTCGCCACGTCCCACGCTCAACGACACACTTTTCTTTGTTGCCATTATGACCCCATCCAAGAAGATGATACAGCGCCTCGATCTCTGCTGACCGTGCGCGTGGTGTTGCGGGAATTGTACTCCCGGTGCGCCACAGGGAACGCAAACGTCACACAGATGGCGTCCGCCGCATCCGGAGACGCCAGCCCCCGAGCCTTCATGTCCTTTTTCGACTCCAAAAAAATCGTGCCCCTCGAATCAGGCTTGATCATCGGCGACACCAGGTCAGTTTTTAAAAACCTGTCCTTGGGAATGCTGGCCGTCCTCAGCCAATCCTTCATCTTTCCCCACATCTCCGCACGTTTGTTGCCATACATAATAGGGTTGCTCGACTTGTTGCCAAAGTTCACACCCTTGATCTTGTACCGCTGCTCTTTCAGCCGGTCCACAATACCCGCGCCCAACCCACCCTCGTCAATCACCACCATCGCAGGCTTGAACTCCTCAATCGCCTCAATGATGTGCCCCACCACCGTCATCGTGTCATCACCCCGGTGCCGGTCAATCCGCACAATATCCCGCCCCTGCCTGATGGCAATCACTGTAGCATCCGCCCCAAACCGTGCCGGGTCCACACCAATAATGATCGGGGCAGTCTGGTCCTTGTACTTGGCCCTAGCCATCGCCTCATCCACAATGCTTGACGGTATGAACTGATCATCCCCCGCATTCGGGAACATCCCATACACCTCCACATGCGCCTGGCTTGAATCCGGCCCGTACTCATCAATGATGTTCTGATACACCGCCTTGTCCGTGCCCTCTACTGTACGGGCATCCACCACCTTGGTGTTCCAAAAATCCCGCTTGCTGTGAAACGTCTCGTAAAAATACCCTGTGTTGCGCCGTGGGTTAGAAAACGCCAGCCACAAACGATTAGGTGTGTTTTCGGTAAAGAATCCAGCCGTAACCGCCCAGATTGAATCCTCAATACCTGACGCCTCATCAAAGATCACCATCACACCATCAAAGTTATGCACACCAGCATAAGCATCCGGATTCTCAGCCGACCACAACCGGCCCTCCACCGCCCAATACCGCGTGCCCTTCTTCAAATCTTTTTCCACCAACTCCGTCAACCAATTTGCAGGCGTGATCTTCGTCGCCGCCACCTCAAACCAATGACTGTTAATACTCATCGCCAGCCACTTGGTAATCTCCGCCCAAGTCACCGCCCTGAGTTGCGACTCTGAGTTCGCCGAAATAATCGTGGTTGAGCCAATCCTGGTAGACAACATCCAAATCGTCAACCAAGACACCAGCGCCGATTTGCCAATACCACGCCCCGAACTCACCGCATGACGCAACGTCTCAAAATCAACCCGCCCACCCTGCCTCTTAATGTGCTGCGTGATCTCTCTGAGCACCTCTCTTTGCCACTTTCTCGGCCCCTTAAAGTTCGCCAGGGGCGTGTTCTCCTGACCCCACGGGAACGCAAACAACACAAACGCCTCCGGGTCGTCCGCAATCGCCGGTGTCCACAACGTGGCCATCAACTCTTGCTCATCTTCTGGTTTGTATATGGTGGTTTGCATTTATTTCTTCATCCGCAACGCTTCTTTCAGAACTCGCTTGATGTAATCTTTGTAATCAAACCCGCCGTCTTGCGACAATTTATCCACAGCCTCACTGATCAACTGATAGTAATCATCATTTGTCATGCCCTTTTCAGGCTTCAACCAATAATCTTTGACGCCTTTAAGCCATGCCGCCGTAAAGAAAAAGCACAACACAAAAGCGCCCCATTGATCTGCTTGATAAGACGCATAAAACCAAAAAGGCTGCCCTAAAAGACCAAAAACGCAAGACCATTTGCGAAACTCTTTTCTTTTGTCTTGCAACAACCAAATCGCAATTAATTCTGTAACCGCAATAAATATCTGTTCAATCATTTTAAAAATCCTTCACGCCAGGTCCACGCAGGCATGATTCCCGTTTTTTGTTCCGCATACTCAGTGGCCAATGGATTGGCAGTTCTATTGAACTGCCCATACGGACCGTAATTTACCCATGAATTTTGACCTCTAGTTTCTGAAGTGGCCGCAGGCAACGCTTGAGGCGAATACATCCTTGCATGAGACTGAAAAGCATTTTCCTCGCCAGCCGCTCGGAACCCAACACCATGTTTGCCATGGCCAAATACATCATGCACCGCACGGAAAACATCATTTGCCGTCACAGGTTTACCACCCCACACTTCGCCAGTCCTCATCAGCAACGGGTTTGCTTGGCTGGCTTGTGCCGCAGATGGACCACCAAAACCCTGCTCAGTTGGGAAAATAGACAAACGCTTGTTTTGCACAATGTCATTAATGGCGTTTCGAGGATTTCCGTAAATGTCTCCACTCTCAGGCATAAAATCAAACTTATAACCTTTTTTTCTTAGAGCCTCGTATTGCGCCATTGTTTCTTCAATCATGGCGTTATAGGCTTTTTTGACTTTTGGATCGTTTGGATTGTTAACCATGCCTTGGTAGGCTTGCGCCAACCTAGTCGCACGATTCTCATCAATCGTTGCATATTTGGTTTGTGGAGAATACACCAACCCTTTGTCAGCAACATAAGATTTTGCAATATCCACCAACCTCTGATCAGTGCCAAATTGCTCCATGCGGCCACCAACTTTTACAACGTCAGGCATTCCCTCTAAAGTCTTGCCAACGTACTTTGCTGGCGGCAAAGCAAACTTCACAGACGATGGCGCTAAAGCCGCCGGCACACCAGGTATCGTTGATTGGCCAGCCATCATCCTTGCAGCCAATTCCTCCCCCGCCATGCGGCCTACACCCTTTGCGCCTTCCTTCACCCCCATCCCCACAGGCCTATACAACGGTGCCAACGTCATTGCTGCTTCCAATGCCTCTGGCCTCACCCTGGTAGTCATTCCTGCGCCAGTGGTTAAAGGCTCGCCATATGACAAACGATCTAGGGTTTGGCTGACTGCTGGAACACCCAGAAACTGCGCCACACCTTGCATCTGCTGGGTCCGCTGTGGGGCATAGCCCTGCGCCAAGAAATCCGCCAACGCCCCCAGATACTCATTGCGCGGGGTCGCACTCATGGTGTCTTCGTACGCCAGTAAGTTCGCTGGGCGCTTGGCTAGTGCGTTTTTGTATATCGGCATAACGCGATGTTAAAGCAAAAAACAAAAATTAAAAAATGTTTGCGGGGGTACCGTAACCGTGACCCTTCGCGCTCGGCCCTCGCCCCCCCGGCCATCGGCGGGGCAGGCGGCCAGGCGGTTGTCCACAGGGTTTTTTGCCAAGTTGTCTACAGCGGCCTGTGAATAACTACAAATGTAACACTGCGGCATTCACAAATCTGTGGATAACATATGGTCGACTTAACATAATGGCAGTTGTGCGAAGTAGAAGCGTGTTGTTGCTAGGGTTTACCCTGACGGATGGCAGGCGGGGCGCAGGCGCGTATTGGTACAGATTTTCGGCGTAATGCGCCCGCCACCCCATTCATTACCTGCATTAAAGTCACGAATCAACGGTTTTAGACTCCACGTCAACCACATTGCTTTCGTCATTCAATACGCGTTGCTTCGCCTCCTTAAGCGCATCCATGACGCTAATGCGTGTGTCTGTCACCGCAACGTCAATACGGTCGCCATATCGTTTGGAGTAAAGTTTGCTGGCTACCCACTTACGTGCCTCGACTTGCAGTCGTTTTTTTTGAACCCAAGCAGAAGCCATGGGGCCTTCGATGTTTTCTGGGATTGCCTCATCCGCCAGTTCAATGATTTCCTCTGCCAACCTGTCTGCACGGCTTTCGGTTGCTTTGTCGTACATGGCCCTAAATTCGGGATTGTTGCGAATCATGAGCATGGCACATTGGTAGCTTGGCATACCGGGTTGCTTTAGCGTGCTGGTGATGCTCTTACCCGTTGAGATCTGATTGCAAATCTCTGACCAAACTGGATGTTCAATTGGAAAAAGTGGCGGCCTACCTGGCCCTTTTCTAACCACCTCAGTACCTTCCCCCTCAAGTGTTTTCGCAGTCATGCCTTACCTTTCATATTTTCAATTCTCGCCAACTTCATAGCATCCTTAAGATCAAGCCGAAGCTGCTGGTTCGCTGCCTGCTCATCTTGGAGCTTCAAGTAAACCTCGGTTGCAAACTTAGCCAAAGTCTCATGCCGCCAAGTTGCAAAAAGAGGTGTTTCTCTTTTCTGGTTCATGTAAGTCACTCCTAACTTTCCTCAAATAAATTCAACCCCAATTATTCCGCATCCCGTTGCCCCTACCGCCCCTAACGTATACGTTTTAGGGGCGGGGAGGGGCGTTTTAACGGGCTTTTGCCCCTAATCCCTAAAAACCCCCAGGGGCACTCAGGGGCGTTTAGGGGCGTTTTTCTGCATCAACATCGCACTCACTTGTGCCTCATTTTTAAACACCCAGCCATGCTCGGTGGGCTCCAAGGCACCGGCATTGAGCATTGGCCCGATGATGCCATCTGGCCTTGATGCCTCGGTTTTGTTCTTGGCGGTTCTCTCCGACATGCCGTCCTTGATCAACAAATCACGCAAAGCTGACCTACTGACATACGGCAAACCCTGGCGATCTTCTGCGCCCGACGCCCACCAAGCACGTTCGATGGTGCGCATGTTTTCATCATGCTTGGTGGGTTTTTTGTGGGGTTTGTTGGAGTTTGAGTCGGTGTCTGGAACGGCCACACAAGTGGTGGCTGGGCTGCCAAACTTGGTGGTTCCCATTTGCACAACCTCGAGCTTAAAGTAAATGGTGTCGCCCTTGCTGGGCAGTTCGCGCTGCTTAGTAACGGTGACTGACCGGATGCCATCTTTCTCTACCACCTCGATTTCGGTGTCGATGTGTGCTCGGATGCCTGACCAGCCGCGAGCGCCTTTGGCTGCATCTTTGCCGTTGTGATGGATGATCATGAGGGCTGCGCCGGTAGCGGTGGCAACTTGGTCGAATCTGGCCATCACTGGCCCCATGTCCTCGCCGCTGTTCTCGTTGGCCCCGGCGGACATCCTAGCCAAGGTATCGCCGATGATGAGGCGTACGCGCTGGCCTTTTATCTGCTCAATGGCCCGGACCAGTTCAATGACATCGTGGGCGTCTTGGTCGCCGGTGTAGAAATTCATGGGGACGGGCACCATGGCCAGGTTCTCAAGGTTGCAGGCGTGGTATTTTTTGATGGCCTGCATTCTAGAGCGAATGCTGCTGGGGGCTTCGCTGGCCAGGTAGACTACTAAGCCGGGGTCTGTTCTGAGGCCGTAGCAGTCTGCTCCGGTGGCTATGGCGGTGGCCACTGAGAGTGCCCAAAATGTTTTGCCTGAGTTGCTATCACCGTAGACCACGACCGAACTGCCGATGGTCATGAGGCCTTCGACCAGTTCGTCTGGTGCCTCGTAATCACCGCTAAGGTGATCGCCAAAAACCACCTTGAGCTTATCTACGACTGCGGTGCCGGTTTGCTGGATCAGGAGGGCTGAGAGGTTATGGCCTGCTTGTGCGTAATCGTTAGCGTCCATGCCTTCGATGGGCGGCATGACCACTCTGGCCCCATATTTGGCACTGGCTTGGTCTGCGTACTTTTGGCCTACGCCGTGCTTGTCATGGTCTGCCACGATAACGATATCCTGAGTTGCACCGTACATCTCACGCAGGCTGGCGGTGACTGGCACCAAGCTGCTGGCGCTGTAAGCCACGATGCAGGGGCGGCTGGTGGTTTCGTAGATTGTCGCCGCAGTGGCAAAACCTTCGGCCACGTACAGTGTGCCAGGCTCATCCAGTGAGCCTATCATCCAGAACTTGCCGCCTGACTTGCCGCCGGGGTGGTAGAGCTTACCGCCTTCCTCGTCGATGTATTGCAGGGTGCTGAGGGTGCCGTGTTGGTCATATAGGGGCACCATCAAGCGCCCGTCACCTGTGATACGCACGCCGTGGGTTTGGATGCCTTTGCGCTTAAGGTAGGGGTGATCGGGGTGGGCTGCCCCGCCACTGAGCCAAATCTTCTCGACTGTCTCACTGGCCACTTGGTGCTGGCGCTCTTGTGCGGCTTCGCGCAAGACCTTGGACTCGTTGATGCGCCTTGCGTGAGCCATCTCCTCAAATTCGGTGAGCTTGCGGCCAACGTCTGCACGCCAAGTTTGCTCCATCCCCAAGCGCCAACAGCCAAAGCGGCCTGCCGGGATGCCATCACCAAAGACCAAGTACCAACCGGGCTTGTCAATGCCTGGTGTGCCCTTGGTCCCAGATTTAAAGCGGTGTATCTTGCCGTCCATCAGGATTTCATCTGGTGGCTCAAGGCCCGCTGCTCGCATGGCGTCAATAAGTTGCGCCTCTGGGGGTGCAAGCAGCTTCTCGGGGAATGGTGACCATGGGCCGCCGAGGATGTTTTGCAAGTTAGCCATGCGTCACCTTCCGGCTTTCCAAATAGTTCGACAAAGCCTGCAAGACTTTGTGCGTGGGGTTTGCGTTAGGGTCATCGCGCACCTTGCGGATGGTGTTGTAGTGCACACCTGTAGCCTCTGCAACCTTAACAGGCATTCGGTCTGAAAGTGCGTCTCGAATTTGCTCAAGGGTCATCATGTTGTTTTTTCCTTGTTGAAAAAAAATGTTGTTATGTTTGAATTCTACGTTAGAATTCATGCACACCACAAACAGATTCCCTGACAGTGGTGCAAAAAAGGAGAGCCAGATGGCTATCAATTTGAAGACGACCGGCAGCTTGTCTGCCAATGGTGTGAAACTGCTTGTTTATGGGCAAGCTGGTGCTGGTAAGACCACTTTGGTCAAAACGCTGCCTGATGTGGTGGTGTTGAGTGCTGAGGGTGGTTTGCTGTCCATTCAGGACGCTGACCTGCCGTACATTGAAATCGCCAGCATGGATGACTTGCG